TGACATCTATATTGTTGTCAATTATCTGTTTTTTAATCATTAATCATTTTATTGTGAGTGTTAATATCTTTGAGTACTTAATTATTGAGTTTCTCTTGGTTTTATCACATACATTTTATAGATTTGTACATCGCTGGATCAGCGTTCAACAACGATAATCGATATCATAATGGAGAAGAAAAAGCTTTGGAAAGACCAGAAGCAAGGGTTCCTTGACTCTTTAGTTTATCTAAAGGGTAGAAAAGATGGTCATATTCGTAGCTTGAAGACTCCGTGGGAAAAGTTTAATGATGCTACTACTGATGGTCTTGAATGGCACTCAATGACTGTTATAGGTGGTAGACCGGGTAGTGGGAAAACTTTGATTAAGGATCAACTTGTAAGAGAATCTTTCAGGTTAAATCCTGATGAGACGTTTAGAGTATTAGAATTTCAGTTTGAGATGCTCGCTCGTACGTCTGCAATCAGAGAATTTTCAAGCGTGCTTGGTAAATCATATAAGTACCTATGTAGTGCTGATGGTCAGTTGTCGAATGAAGATCTTGCTGTATGCTACGAACATGCTAAAGAGAGAGTAAAGATTCCTATTGATATAGTGGAGGAACCTATCACAGTCAATGAACTTAAAGAAGTAATTGTGGATTATATGAATACCCACGCGACTAAAGATGACGAAGGTATAGTACAATTTACTAAGACTATAGTGACTCTAGATCACTCTTTGCTGTTAAAAAAAGCACCATTTGAGAAGGATAAGTTTGATACCTTGTACAATCTTGGCGAAGCTATCACAGAACTTAAACGTAAATATCCAATCGCGTTTATTATTCTTACACAGCTTAATCGAGGTATTGATCATCCTGAGAGGAATGAAGACGGTAAGTATGGTAATTATATACTTGAGTCTGATATCTTCGGTTCAGATGCTCTGCTTCAACACGCAGATACACTTATTGGTATTAATAGACCTGCTAAACAAAAGATTAGGTTCTATGGTCCTGATAAGTATATCATAGAAAATGACCGGGTGCTTGTGTTGCACTTCTTAAAATGTCGTAATGGTGATAACCGCATGAGTTTCTTCAGAGCGGAGTTTGAACGCATGCGCATTTCAGAGATGCCAACACCACCTCAACAAGAAAAAAGAATAAAGTTATGAGTTTAAGTTTAAAAACAGAAAAGAAACCAGACGCAAAAACAAAAGTAGCAGAATTAAGAGAGTATCATCAATCAACATTTGATGCATTGGGTATTCCTGATGCTTACTATTATCCGAAGTTAGCGTATAGACCTAAAGGTAAGGACGAATTACATATTAGTCTTTTCCCTAGTGAGTTACGAAAAGGTACAGATATCTATACAGAGTTTGTATCTACTGACTATGTGCTTCAAGATTCAGAACGTACCTTGTGGAAATTACACTTTAACCCTCATTGGGAAGAAGAGTATGATACTACAGATGCTGCTGAGTCAATGGTAAGATATCTTATTCCTGTTAGTGAGTTGGTAAAGGTCAAAGCACCTGCTAAACCCACTCGTTCAGGAGCTATTGTTACAGAGTTTGAAGATTTTTCTAACTTATTAGACGATTGTCCTATCACAGAAATGACTGTTAGAGACTTTGCTGCTATTATGTTAAAGAAACCTGTAAGCTCTAAGTCTTGGTTAAACGATTTAGTAAAGTAAAAAATTAAGTATTAAGTATTATGGAGATTACACTGCCTACACAAAAGGTTCCCGCGGAACATACCAGTCCGAAGAACCTGATTATTTTTTCAAAACCCAAAACTGGTAAAACTACACTGCTATCTCAGTTAGACAACTGTTTGATACTTGATCTTGAAGGAGGTTCTAAGTATGTAGATGCGATGAAGATAGAAGCCGATAGTATCGAAGCAATAAAGCACATAGGTAAAGCAATTAAAGATGCGGGTAATCCGTATAAATATGTTGCTGTAGACACAATTACTGCATTAGAAGAGATGTGTGTACCTTATGCTGAGGAATTATATTCCAAAACCCCTATGGGTAAAAACTGGTTCTCTGAAGGTAAACCTAAGTATGGAACAATTCTTAGTTTACCCAATGGTGCTGGTTATCCGTATCTTAGGGAAGCTTTTACAAAAGTTGTGAATTATATTCAAACTTGGGCTCCTAGAACTATTCTAGTAGGTCACGTAAAAGATACTATGTTAGAAAAAAATGGTTCAGAGTTTAGTTCTTTAGATTTAGATTTGACAGGTAAACTAAAACGTATTACTGCATCAAATTCTGATTCTATTGGTTACTTATATCGTAAAGGTAAGAAGAACATTATTAGTTTTAAAACCTCTGATGAAGTAGCTTGTGGAGCTAGACCTGCACACTTAAGTAATAAAGAAATAGTTTTGTCCGAGATGCTAGAAGATGGATCTGTTGTGGCAAACTGGAATGAAATTTATATAGATTAACCTTTAAGAAAATGATAAGTACAAAAGATTTAAAATCCTCAGAAGGATCATCAAGTTTACCAAAAGTTATTGCACCTGGTAACAAAGAAGTTAAAATTAATGCAATTACACTAGAGCGTCCTACCTATGACCTCAATGCGTATTTCTTAGTAATGAATGTAGAAACTCGTCCTATTGACGACTTTGAAGGTTTCTTCATTGATAAAGATAACCAATCATTAGGTAGATATCTAGGTCAAGTTGGTAAAGTTAAAACCTCTGAGTATGCTTACAAAGATGGCACTACTAAGACAGGTATTTCCGTATCTCGTGATATAGATATCTTAAAAGCAATTCAGAACATTTGCAGAAATACTGATAGTCTTCAGTGGATGGAAACTAATGACGAAAAGCACGAAACAATCGAAGATTATGTTCATGCATTTAATCAAGAAGCTCCTTTCAAAGATAAGTTTATCAATGTTTGTGTTGGTGGTAAGGAGTATCAAAACAGAGAAGGTTATACTAACTATGATTTATTCTTAGTTCGTAACCAGAGAACAGCTTACAACATGGAACCAGGTAATACTAATCCTGATAACAGTAAGTTGATCAAGTTTGATGAAGCTTTGCATATTAAGAAGAAGAAGACAGAAAACATCGAATCTTTTGATAGTGGTGTAAGTACATCTGCTTCAGTAGGTTCTGATTTCGAACTTTAAAATTAACGTAGATAATAGAGGGGGGTTCGCTCCCCTCTTTTTATCTTTAAACTTTTTACAATGATCAGTTCTAAGTTTATAATAGCATCAATAACTGATGTTCCAGATTATTGGATATTCGAACACTATTGTAATTTATCTGAGAAGCTAGTTGGTCAAGATATAAAGATCAAGTCAATGTTTAATCCTACAGAAAGAACACCTAGTTTTGTTGTATTCTGTAAGGATAACAGTTATTTCTATAAAGATTTCTCATCTGGTAAGGGTGGTACTGCTGCTAGTCTTGTTATGGAATTGTATGGTTTAGACTATGCATCTGCTGTAAATAAAGTTATTAAAGACTACAAAGATTTTATCACCACTGGTACTACGGATGATATCAGAACTTTTAAGAAAATGGCTAAGTATAAGATTGTTGATTTTACAAAACGATCTTGGACTAAGGGTGATGCTAAATTCTGGACACAGTTTGGTATTGACTCAGATACTTTAGTGAAATACAATGTATATCCTGTTGGTGATTATCTTATGGAAAAAGAAGAAGACCATGAGATTAAGAAACTTTCTATAACAGGTCCTTACTTATATGCTTATACAAGAATTGATGGTACCATCTATAAGATGTATCAACCAATGACTCCTGATCATAAGTTTTTAAAAGTTAAGAATTATATACAAGGTACAGATCAATTGAAGTTTGAGAAACCCAATCTTATTATTTGCAGCTCTCTAAAAGATATTATGTCTCTTAGTAAGTTTGGATTTAATGCTGAGTATGTAGCTCCTGATAGTGAGAATACTGTTATTCCCCAAGGTGCTATAAGTATGTATAAAAGCAAGTATGAGAAAATCATTACTTTATTTGATAATGATGATCCTGGTAAAAAAGCTATGAGTAAATACGAATCTACTTATGGAATTCCCGGTGTTATATTACCACTAAGTAAAGATTTATCTGATTCTGTTAGAGATCATGGTCTAGATAAGACAAGAGAAGTATTATATCCCTTACTAAAAGAAGCTATAAAGAAATGAGTTGGATTTATAAAGGTGTAGTATTTACACCAGACATGATACCTGAAGGTGCTGTCGGATTTGTATATGAGATGACTGCTATAATAGATGGCAAGTCTGT